GTAAGTGTTACGGGGTATGTGTTCTTGGTAAATTTGAATATGAGATTGTGTTCATCACACAGTCCCTGCATTTTCTTTTTGTACGCTTCATATTTTGATATTTCGCTCATAATTAAGCTCCTTTCACTTATTCAAGTATCATCAGCACGGCATTCCACGCTGATTTAATTTTATATTGTTGTACATCTGTTTCTTTGAGATATTTTCTGCCGTATATCTCTTTCATTCTTTGCCATACATCCCAGGGGATGCGGTACGCTTCGCCTGACTTATAACCTATAATGACATAGCACCTTGCACCTAACGCGTGGTGGCTATCCATATAGTCGGTCTGTTCTTTGCTCACGCGGTCTTTGGTTATCCTGTCGGAGTCTGTGTATTTTGCCTCAAACATAATGGAGCGACCGCCTTTGAGCGTTCCTTTGTAGTCAGGCTGTGCCTTTTTGGAATACACCGCTATAAACTGACCGAATCTCCTGTCTCCATAAGGCTTTATTACTCGCATTGGCTCAGGTGTTTTTTCTATATTTGCAAATCCTCTGTCTGCGTAATATGCAAATGCGGTGTCTAACCTTTCCTCAAATGCCTGACCTTTCGCCCGGCTTACCTTACCTTGCCATTGTCGGAGGGGGTCTTTTTCTTTGCCATAGTTCATTGAAAATCACTCCCATTTGTATGCGTAACAAAAGACATGGTCCTCAATTTTACCCCATACATTGTCATTTTCGCCGTTCCTGGAGAAGAAAACCACATCCAAAGGAAGAATAGGCTCTCCGTATAATGCCGCGTTGATGGCTTTGTATTGTTTCTCTGTCGGCTTTGCTTCATCAAGGCATTTTACGGTTGTAAACTGCACAACACCTTTGCTTTCGCCCTCGTGGATCACTTCATACACAGAATCGGGAAAACCGTCATACAGTACACGATTTAATATGACCTCCGCTACGGCTTGCTGACCTTTGGCGCTTTGGTTGCGAGCTTCAAGGTAGATAATAGCCGCCATCTCGTCAATCTCCCATTCTTCAATATGTATCTCTGCGTATCTGCTGACCTTTTTGGGAGCTTCGGTTGCAAGCTCCGAGTTGGTATCTGCAGCTGCCACCTGCACCGGTTCTTTTTCTTTGTCGCAACCATTCACGCAGGCAAGAAGAATCACACATACAATCGCAATACATACCGCGTAGAAAATTCTTCTCCTAACTCTCATTGGAATTTTTCTCTTTTTACTCTTCATCAGAATTACCTCCTAATAATTTTGTTTCTCTGCGTTCTATAAGTTTCTTATAGTTCCGCGTGAATGAATCTGCATAAAATTCCTCGCGCTCTCGGCGCTTATCCTGTGCAGCTTCAATCATTTTTATTGTTTCGCCGCCAATTTCGTATTGTATCTTTTCGCATACTTGCCTTATCTGTTCGGGGAGCATTGCTTTTTCGCGTTCTCTTTCATACGCAGGCTTATACAAATCCATAAAAGCCACTCTATCCATACCGTCAGCATTGCGACCGTATCTGTTGCAATGCAGGCTATAAAGTTTACTCCATCCGATTGTCTCAACAACTCTTGCAATCGGCTCAGGGAATGTAGAATATAAGTCAAAGTGTCCGAATTCGCTCTCGGCATAGAGAACATCACACACCATAGACCAAGCAACATCCGGGGGAATGATGTCAGGTCTTACAATGGTTATCATTTGTTCTCTAATCTCCGCTATGTTCGGAGGCCATTTGTTGACCGAAATGTGCTTTGTTACCGCTATTTCAACAATCCTCGCATCATCATCCTTAAAAAACGCGTACCAGGCTGTTACTAAACCGGGGATGCTTTCTTCTTTAAAGCGTTCAGGATATGCCATAACTACCGCCGTAACAATGTCAACCAATTCTGTTTTTTTCATTCCTCACACTCCTCACGCAATCTCGCAAGTACACCAAGCGCACCGCCCATAGATGTGTTTTGTGTTTCTCCCTGTACTCGGTCATCATACTTATGCTCTAAAATCTTTGCGAAGTTTGTAGGCTTCATCATCCAATCGAAATCCGCTGACCAATTACGCTCGTTTGCTCCTTTGAGAAAAGGAGTGTTTTCCGCAATAGTAAACAGTTCCTCAAAGACTTCAAGGCTTTTGTATGTTCGCCACCTTGCACCGACCGCAGTTTTTCTGTTACCGTCAATGGTCTTTATTTTTGGATATGAAATACAAATTTTGTGGTATAAATCCTTGATTTTTGCATAAGGGCAGTTGACCGACACCGCCTCCGCTTGCGGAGTAGAATCTTCTCTCTCTACATCTACAATCTCAACATCTTCAACTCTTTTCTCTTTATCTCTTTTATCTATTCTCTTGTCTCTATTCTCTGTGTGGACATTGTCCACAGCACTGTCCACAGACGGAGGAGGAAGTTTTCCCTGATTTTGTCGCTGAATTTTCTTCTGTGCTGCATAATCAGTTTCGCTTCCTACAAGGTTGTGGTGGTCGGAGAGAACAAGCACTCCGTCCTGGTCCTCATAGATAAGACCTACGGCTTGATAAAGTTTAAGAGCCACGCGGATTGTGTCAACCGAAAACCATTTACAATCTCTTTGGATTTTCTCAACATCATAGGGGATAATTATTTCTCCTATCTGCCTTGATAATCTTCCGTCCGTGTTTATGGTTTTAAGACAGAGCATTTGATAAAGGACAACATAATTGGCGCCGTTGGGTTGGCTCATAAAGTAGTCGATTGTGTCCGAGGTCATAAACGATTCTTTGAGCTTCATCCAATAGTATCGTTTTCCTGTTGCCATACATCAGCCCTCCTTAGAACGGTAAATCGTCATCCTCGACATCCGTCATATTTGTAAATCCCTGCGGAACAGAGGAAGCAGGAGGATATGTAGCACCGGGGGCAACTCCGTCATCCTTTTTGGAATCCCCAAAGTAAACGCTTTCTGCAACAATTTTTGTGGACTTTCTTTTTTTGCCTGTACTTGTATCGTCCCAAGTTTCCGTTTTTAATCTTCCGGCTATGACAATCATTCTGCCTTTGGTGAAGTGTTTGCTTATAAATTCAGCGGTGTTTCTCCACGCGATAACATCAAAGAAATCTGTTACCTTTTCATTTTGAGGATTTTTATAGTCGCTTTCGGTTGCGATTGAAAAAGATGTAACGAATGTGCCGGAGGTTGTTGCTCTTAATTCGGGGTCGCTCGTGAGTCTACCCATAATCTCAACTTTATTCAGCATCTTCGATTTCTCCTTTCGCTCCGAAAACCAACTCCAAGACTTTGTCGTAGTCGTATGAACTAAAATCTTTTGTACGGTACATATCTTCTACGATTTTCAGTTTAGCGAATGCACTTATCAACTCGTTATAGTCCTTTATGGGTACGCAAACGCTTCCTGTGTCTATAAGAATTTCACTATTCATAACATTGTTTTGTTCAGGCATTTTGTATGCCTCCTTTCATCATTTTACTTTCGCAGATGGCTATTGCTGTTCTGCATTTTTCAACATCAAACATTCCTATGTGTGTTTTTTCTACCGGCAGTTGCATTTGTTCAGCAAGCCAACTGTAAGCCGCGTTTCTTTTACCTCGAAATGGTCCGCGTTGCCAGAGAGGGTCAAACGCTCTATGTGCTGCGTTTTTCCATTTTCTCAACTCTGCATCCGCAAGTCTGCCAAGCGGTTTGTCGGTGCCTTTGTGAACACCGACATATGCGTTACATTTCGGACAGAGATAAATCATCCCATAACTTCGGCCATAGATTACCTTGCTATCAACAAAGAGGGTAAGCGTTCCGCAGTAGTCGCAGTATATATCTCTCATTGCTCGTTCCACTCCTTTTTGTAACTTGCAATCTGTTCGGGAGTGTCGGTTTCAATACCGAGTTCCTGCGCTTTTTCGATTGCTCCGTCAATCAGCCTTGCCATTTCCTTTGTATTCATATCTCGTGTTCGCTTAAATACCAAATAACACTTAAAAGACACTCCGTTTTCTTCTCTGGTATCAAAACACCTTGTATATGGGTAAAGGGTGTCGACATCAACGGATGCAGGGAGTTTAAATCCAATATTGAGTCCGCTTTCGTCTTTGGCAATTACTCCATAATCTACAACAAGAGATTTTTTTATACTGTCATCACTTACACCTAATTCCAAGGCTATCTCGTTGACAAGTACATGGAAATAAGCATTTGCTGAATTTGAGCGTTTTTCCCGGTGTTTGACAATGGTAATGTCAAGTTCCTGGTCTTTAAGGCGGTCAAATATCGTCCTGAAGTCTCTGTCAACCTCAATCGTAATACGCTGTTTTCGGTTTCTCCCAAAGGTAATATCAATAAGTCTGCCTATCATTTTTCATCCCTGTGGCAATGCATATATACATACTCTCCGTTTGCTCCTATATTTCGATATATAAAATCATCACATTTTGCTTTGGATAAATGGTTTTTTATAACTTGGAGTTCGTATGCATATTCGTCATTTGCCTTTTTCTCTCTAATTTTTTCTTGAATTTCTTCGTCTACATAATTGGCTTCAATGAGAAATAAATCGTAATTCAAGGCTGTTATTCCGTTGAGGTTGTTTGTGTCCGTTGCGTAAATCACTTTGCCGCAGGGCAAATGTATTTTATAACCGCAATTAGGTACATTGTGGGAAAGAGGGACTTGAATTATATTGAATAGTCCATAATTGTACAAAATCCCCGCATCCATTACATCAATGTTTTCTTTTGGTACGCCACAATCCACAACATCTTTTACAAGCCATTTGCCACAAGCAAATCTCAATGTCGGTCTTTCACGCGAAAGAATACGAATTGTGCTTTTTTGGAAATGGTCGGTATGAATATGAGTAAGCAAAACTATTTTTAAATCGCGATAGTATGGCTGTAACGCTTTAAAAGTAACTCCGCAATCAATAAGGATGTGCTTATCTATGATTACGGCATTTCCCATTGACCCTGTCGAAATGATTGTGTAGGGAACTTTAGACATTGTTTAAATCGACCTTTTCAACAACATCTGTAGCCTCGGGAGAGATAGGCGTTCCGGCAGGAAGCAAATCGGTCGGCTCTTCGCCGGGGATGAAATTGCCCGATTTATCAATTTCTATTGCAGTAAAGTCTTTATCAAAAGCATTCTGCAACTCTGTTGACATTAC